TTGAAAGACCAGATTATGAAACTTATGTAAAACGAATTAAGAAAAGAGAAAAGATAGATAAAAAATTAGAAAAAGAAAAAGTAATTATACCACTTAAAAAACCAGTTAATTGGAATACACCAAAATGAAAAATAACAAGTGGGTCTTACCATTATTAGGTACAATACTAATGGGATTATCTACTTGGGTATTAATTACATTAGTTGAGTTACAATCATTAGTGGCTATGCTACAACAAGAGATATTAGGCATGGATAAAGTAATTGGTAGAATCTATGCTCATATGGATAGGTTAATGGATAAATGATTTGGTTAGTAATTTTTATAGGAGTAATGGCATATGCAGTATATCGTATCAATCGTTTTGTTGATGATATTAACCCTCACAACTTCTTTAGCAGAAGAAAAGACGACAAATAATTTAATAACTAATGGCAATTTTGAAACAGGAAATGCTAATGGTTGGACTACTAATGGAGATGTCCAAGTATTAAATGATTGCTGCGAACTTAATGGTGTATCATCTAATTATGATTTAGAGTTTGGAGATAGTGGGTCAATAGAACAACAATTTAATTTAACAACAGATACCATAAATCAAAATATGTTAGATAATGGTATTACTCTCAATAGCACAGTAGAAGTACAAAATGGAGAATGTGGAGTAGCTGGTTGTTGGGGTGGTAGTGGTAATGCAGACACATTTACAATTACATTAAAAATAAAAGATTCAAATGGTAATGTACTTGCCACAAATACTACTATTAGAACTGATGTAACTGGTATCAATGGTGCTAACTTTACAGATAGACTTATTTACAATGGATTAAATTCTAATCTTGGTAATCTTAATATAGCTGGTACAGATGCTAACGCACCCTCTAATCTAGGTGGTGCTAATTTAGATAATATTGTTGTAACAATGACTTATGATGATGAAGTTATATCTAACGAAATAATAGAAGAAATAAACAATGTCTTTGAGGAATTACAAGAAGAAACATTTAAAGAAATAAAATTAGAAGAAGAATTTACATTTGAGATTAAAGAAGAACCTAAATTAGAAGAAGTATTTGAAGTAGAAGAATTTATTGAGATTTTATCTATGCCAGAAAAAGAACCAGAGATTATAGAGGAAAAGCCAGAGGTTATGGAAGAAACTATGATTGAGGAAAAGCCAGAAGAAGAAATAATTACTGAAGAAATTATGGAAGAAGCTAAAGAGGAAATGACAGCAGAGATTATTGAAGAAATGCCTGAAGAAGCTGTTGAAGAAAAAGAAGAAGAAATACAAGAAGAAGAAATGGTTGAAGAATCTACTGAAGAAGAACCTAAAAAAGAAATTAAAACAAAAGTAGCAAAGAAGAAAACAAAGAAACCTAAAATAGACAAGATTATGGCTAAAGTAGATGAACAGATTAAAGATAGTGCTAAAAACTTAACTATTAAAAACATTATAAAACTAGATGCTATGCAGAATGACCAAGTATCATTATCTGCTTATAATAATACCGAGTTTTACAAGCCTAAAGATATTTATTTGAATCAGATAGAGTTATTTGATAATAGGTCTATATATGCTAATGTTGATTTAGTGGAATATACTGCTAATGATATAATGGAAGTTAAGATAAAAACACTAAATGAAATTAAGTCTAAAAAAAGGCTATTACTTTTAGAATTACAGGAGTTAAAAAATGGTTAAGAATATAAAAGATAATCTAACAAACATAGTAGTTGTATTAGGATTAGTTGCATCTATTGGTGCTGGATTTACAAAGTTTGCAAAGATGGAATCTACAATAGAACAATTATCAACTGCAACTGCACCTGATTTATCAGGAATAGAAACAAATGGATTTGCAATAATAGATCAAGACAAAGAGATTGCTATAATGCAAAAAGAAATAGAAGTATTAAAATTAGAAATACAAGAGTTAAAAGAATCTAACAAGAATCCATTAGGCTAATGAAATTTGTATTAGCTTTTAGTATTTGTTCAGCTGTTACAGGATTTTGTAACAATACTATGGTTGTTGATAAAAAGTTTGATACATGGACAGAATGTGTAATAGGTGGAAGTCAATTAACTATTCAATATGCAAAAAAAATGGAAGAAAATATAAATAAGGATAAATTATATATCTCTTATTTCTGTAATGAAAATATCTCTGACAAAACCCCAACTTAAAGTTTCATCAAGTCAGGCTAGATTTAGAATATTAATTAGTGGTCGTAGATTTGGTAAAACTTATTTAGCTGTAACAGAGATGATGAAATACGCATCTCAACCCAATCGTAAAATCTGGTATGTAGCACCAACCTTTAAAATGGCAAAAGAGATTGTCTGGGGGACTTTAAAAGAAATGCTTAATCTATTTAATTGGATTGAGGATATTAACGAAACTACAATGACTATAACTATTAGAAAAACAAATAGTCAAATATCATTAAAGGGTGCAGATAATTATGACTCATTAAGAGGTACAGGATTAGACTTTTTAATATTAGATGAGTTTGCAGATATAGATAAACGAACTTGGTTTGAAGTATTAAGAGCATCAATATCAGATAGATTAGGTCATGTTCTTATGTGTGGAACTCCAAAAGGTTATGGTAATTGGAGTTATGAAATGTATTTAAAAGGTAAGCAAGATGATGATTGGGAGTCTTTTCAATATACGACTATTGAGGGTGGTATAGTTACACCAGAAGAAATAGAACAAGCTAAACAAGATATTGATATAAGAACTTTTAGACAAGAGTTTGAGGGTACATTTGAAAATTATGCTGGTGCTGTTTATTATAATTTCCACCCAGTAGATAATGTTGTTAAACGACAAATAGATTGGACTAAACCTTTACATATAGGAATGGACTTTAACGTTGACCCAATGTCTGCTTGTGTAAGTCAAATAGAAAAAGATAAAGTTTATTTTGTAGATGAAGTTATTATTTATGGCTCTAATACTGATGAAATGGTGCAAGAAATACGAGATAGGTATGGAACTAAAATGCAAATATTCATATATCCTGACCCAGCAAGTAAACAAAGAAAAACATCTGCTGGTGGTAGAACAGATTTATCAATACTTCAGAATGCTGGATTTAAAGTTAAGGTAAAACACAAACACCCAGCTATACGAGATAGGGTCAATGCAGTTAATAGTAGACTAAAAGATTCTAAAGGAGAAAGACATATTTTTGTTTCACAATCTTGCAAAACATTGATAAAAGGTTTACAAAGACAAATATACAAGGAGAATACAAATATTCCTGATAAGGAAGATGGATTCGATCATATGAATGACGCACTTGGTTATATGATTGACTACTTAAAACCATTAACTACACAGGCTAATTTTTCTTCTCCAACAAGATGGACAATGAAGTAATTTATGGCATACACACGAGATCAAGCATTAACAACACACAAAGACTATCAAGAAACAATTAATAATTGGGAGTATTACATTAGGTCTTATAATGGTGGGTATGACTATATGATTGGTCAATATCTTAACAGATATAATTTAGAATTAGATAACGAGTTTAATCAAAGACTTGCAAACACTCCATGCGATAATCATTGTAAAAATATTATACAAATTTATTCATCTTTTTTATTTAGAGTTAGACCCAGTAGAGATTTTGCTTCTATGCAAGATGAAGCTAGTTTAGAATCATTCTTAAAAGACGCAGACCTAGAGGGTAACAATTTAAACTCTGTAATTAAACAAGCACAAAACTACGCATCAATCTATGGTCATTGTTTTATGATTTTAGATAAACCAAATGTAAATACAGAAACACAAGCACAAGAACTAGAGCAAAATATCAGACCATACTTATCAATCGTAACTCCTGAAAATGTTTTAGATTGGAATTTTGATAGAAAACTAAATGGTAAATATGAACTTGATTACTTAAAGGTAAGAGAAGAAGTTGATAAAGATGGTGGCACATATATGAGAGTTTGGTATCCTGATAGAATAGATACTGTTTATATGCCAGATAAAGCAGAACCATCTCTGATAGATACTGTACCAAATATGATTGGCAAAATACCAGCAGTTATTTTATACAATTCTAAATCGCACAAACGAGGAATTGGTCAATCAGATTTAACAGATATTGCAGACTTACA